TCGATCTCGCCAAGACCGCTTCAGAGCTCGACGATGCAAAACGCGTCTATCTCCTTGCGCACACGGTGGTCAAGGATGGCGTGACGCGCATCAAAACGATCGGGCAGATGCTGGACGAAAAGATCGTCATTGAAGGGATGTTCACAACCGTCCTTCGAACAGCGGTCGATCAGGGCAAGTACCTCTTTCGCACTCACAACTCAGGCTTCGACACCGTGAAATCTCCTCTTGGGATGTTCGAAGAAGACGAGATCGACAACGACCTTGCAGAGGTCGACAAGGCCATCTGCGAGTACTACGGAATTTCAACACCCGCCGAAGAATCGGCAAAGGAATCTAAATGATCATCGGAACTATCAAGGCCGACAAGGTATCTGCCATCAGGAGCGAAACCCCGGCCCGCATCTTTGAAACTGGGGCTTACAAAGGAAAGATCCTGCAGGCAGAGCAGTACGAAACGAAGAACGGAGCCGCGATGCTCCGGTTTTACTTCGAATCGAATGATGGAGCCACGGCGTGGCTCTCGCTTTGCATCGTCAAAAGCGACGGCGAAGAGGCTTTTGGTATGGGTATCTTCCAGTCCATGCTTTTTTGCTCCAAAACCGAGTCGGTCGAATGGGTCGAAGGCAAGGTACGCACCATGAAAGGCGAGATCGTGAAGGGCTATCGCGGAAAGGCGATCGAAGGAAAGCCAATCGGCCTCGTCCTTGAAGCAGAGCCCCGCGAATACCTCTATCTAGGGGAGGTAAAGATCGCCAACGACATGACGATCCGACGCGCATTCGATCCGGCCACCGGTCGAACCGCTAAGGAGATCGATTCGGGCGCGACTGAAGCCACGGCTATCCCCGCGCTTCTTAAGAAGCTGAAGGAGCATCCTAAGGCGGTGCGCAAGCTTGACGGAGGAACGCAGGCACAGACCTCCAGCGCAGCTTCTATGCCGCCTGATCCGCCAGTCGATGACGACATGCCCTTCTAACAACCATTCAGCCCCGGTCAACCACCGGGGCTTTTTTGCGAGCACTCAAAATGAAAATTTACGAAATCCCCGGCGCGCTGCGCGAACTTCTCGACCGCCTAGACGCCGATCCCGATACGGGTGAGGTCGATGGCGACGCGCTCGCCGCATACGCCGAATACCAGGGGCAGGCCGCCGAAAAGCTTGAGGGCACCGCTTGCTACTGCCGTGAGCTTAACGCCGAGGCCGAAGCCATCAAGGCCGAAGAAGAGCGCCTCGCAAAGCGCCGAAAGTCACTGGAGAACAAGTCCGAGCGCCTGAAGGCCTACATGATGCCCGCGCTCGAAGCCGTGGGCGGCAAGGTCAAGGGCGTCATGGCGTCCCTCCGCATCAGCCGGACGCAGGCCGTTTACGTCTTCGACCTCGACGCGCTTCCGGACGCCTTCAAGCGCGTCGTGACCAAGGTCGATCCGGACAAGGTTGCCCTCAAGAAGGCCCTCAAGGCCGGTGAGGACATCCCCGGCGCGGCCCTCGAAGACCGCCAGTCCGTAGTGATCTCTTAAGGGCCGAGATGAATTACGATAACTTGACCAATCGTATTATGTTGGCATCCTTCGCCATCGTCGCCGCCGCGGGTATCGTATCGACGCCGCGGGTATCGTATCGATCGTCTGCGACATCAAGCAGACCCAAGTAAACTCCTCAGCCCGCCGCGTGCGGGCTTCATCTTGATGCCGCCTGTCACTGACTGGTCGTGAAAACCGCCTCCATAGGGCGCGCTTAGGCAGGCGGCATCAAAATGACCGACCAATTTAACCGCGTTGGTAAAAAGGTCTCTTCACGCTTCAGATTCAAGCCCCTTTCAGGGTCGAGAGAGTGATTTAAGGCTTCTCCGGGAGACGGCTTGAACCTGAATTTTGATCTTGACATGAAAGGGAGTAATTAAATGAAAATTAGCGAAAGAAATAAGGATTGGTTTGTGGACTACATCCTTTCTCAGGGCTTTGCCCACAAACCGACCAGCAACCCTATAAAGTTAGCGAAGCGTTATGTAAAAACGCTCAAATACCTTAACAGAGTAACGAAAAAGACTATTTCGAAGAAAGCTCGGAAGTAACGACATCAATTAGGACTTTGATTATTCTTGCGCGCTCCTTCATTTTCTGAATAACGAATTCTTTAGGGGGATCGTTGAAGCAATTGACTTCAGAAAGCTTCAATGACCCTGATTCGAGCATGGCAAGAACGATCTTTTCAGCAAGTTCGCGAGTTTCCATAAAACACCTCATGGGTATGTTGTTCAAACGTCAACTGGGGAAGCTGACCATTGAATAATCTCCCCGTGAGGTGTTTTTTGCAAAATTGACAGCGCCTTGAGATTCGTGCACAATAACCCTGCCCCGTGAAAGCGACGGGGACGGGATTGGAACCCCGACTCTAAGGCGCACAATAAAGCCGCCGACCGTTGGAAGCGGCTTTTTATTTGATGTGCAGGATGGCGTAACCGGCAGTTACGTCATCGACAAGCCTCCTTTATGGGTGGGCTTGTAGGACCCTCTTCGAGGGGCCGTTTCCTTAGAGCGGCGTTCCAAACCTACAAGCCCGCCCGCCACGATTGGAACCGTGCGAGCGGCATTCAACGCATCTAAGGAGACCTAAATGTCTGCACTCACTTTCTCTTTTGAGAATTCTTCCGTCCGCACCCTTGGCACGCCTGAAGCGCCTCTTTTTGTCGCAACCGACATCTGCAAGGCGCTCTCACACAGCAATCCGCGTAAGGCGATTGCCGATCTTGTCGACCCTGAAGACATCGTCAAGGCCGAGATCACCGACAGCATGGGCCGCACGCAAACCGTCAACTGCGTCACCGAGTCCGGCCTCTACGCACTGATCTTCGGCTCCAAGCTGGAGAGCGCAAAACGCTTCAAGCGCTGGGTGACATCCGAAGTCCTTCCCGCCATCCGCCGGAACGGACAATACAACGCCGCCTGCCCGGCAACGATCACGCCCGCCGAACAGCTCCAGATTCAGCAGGCTGTAGCACGCCGGGCGAAGACCTCCAGTGCGAACTATCAGACGATCTACCGTGCGATTAAGGTGCGGTTTCAGATTCCGCGCTATAACGAACTGCCGCGTTGTCAGTTCGCCGAATGCCTGAAGTTCATCGACGCCGTCGACCTGAAGGTGCCGGAAGCAAAGACGGCTGCCGCCCCGGTCTGTGAAAACCCGTTCACGCCGGAAGAACTCGCCGCCTCTCCCGAGAAGCCCCCGAAAGGGTATACCTACCAAGTGAGTGCCAAATTCTTGGCCGATCAGCGGACGTTCGTCTACTACTGGCGGTACCTCTTCCGCCGCGAATTGGAGTTGTTCGAAGAATTCCTGTATCGAACAGAATCGCCGCGAGCCGCCCGATTCCATGAAGCCGTGAACAACCTGGACCTCATAAGAACCGAGAATCAGCTCCGGCGGCTCGGCTTCCCGATGGACGAGTTACCGTGCTATCAGCATTACGTTAGGCGATTGGCTACGGCGCATTAACGTTAACAGGCATAAAAAAAGCGCCCCACCTACCGATCATGGAAGTGGGGCTTTTTCGTATTTTGTGAAACTAACCAAATTTTGAGGTGAACTATGAATGAGTTCAAATACCTGAATTACTGGCCGCGATAGTAATTGTGGCTCTCCTGCTCGTGCCGGCTACTAGTCGGTTTTTTTGTTTGGGGCTTGTAAGTCCCCGGAGTATAAGAAATGGATACATCTTTCTTCCCGATTCTCTCCGCCACGACCGCGAAGATTACCGCGACCGCGACGGAGTGGAAGGCATTACTCAGGCTTCTGCCGCCTGCGCCTGAAGCTCGGCCGCTTTTGAGAAAATCGGCGGATGGCGCGCGGTTTTTCGAGTATGCCCGGCTCACAAATGACTATATCGGCGCCCGGCTTCTCGTTGCGAGTTGCGCAGCTCATCGCGATATCGGCGGCACCTGCGCGTTCAATGTCGGACAGCGTGCCGCCCTGACGTTCGTTATCTCTGCGCATCCGAAGGAATTTACAACGCCACAAAAAAATATGGTGTCTCGCGTTCTCCTTAAGGCAAAAGAAATCTGTGGTCCGGTGAATGACCTGCTTTATGACCTCGCAATCAATGTGGACGAGGTGCGGGCTGACGATATTAGACTCGAAGCGTTGATGTCAGCGCAAAATCTCTCTTTCGATATAACCGAATTTTAGGGGCTGTCAAATGATTGACCTGAAGAAAACGAAAGTGGTGATCCGCGAGATGAAGGCCGATCACATCTTCTCAAAGAGCGAGGCTACACAGCTCTCTATCCTTGTCGATCGCGTCAAAGACGGCAGGGACGATTTGGCGATCATGCTCGCGCAGAGCCTCGCAACAGAAATCACTAAGAAGGGGCTTGCCGTGCAGAAGTTCGTCGGCTTTCTTAAAGGCGCGAAGGAGCAGGCATGAGTCGAGCACTGAGGCGACAACGCCAGAAGGCATTGCCGTTGGAGCTTGCGAAACGCTCAATTTTTGACTACGCGCCTCTGTTTCGGGTATGCTTCTCGTGTCGGTCGCAATGGCCGGCGCGGGATTGGCGTCCCGAATCGATAGGCGGTCAGCCGCCACAAGTCATGTAGCGGCTTTTTTGTTGGCTGATCGCATGAGTACCCGCAGCGGGTACCCATCCTAAGGGGGTAACTCACAGTTAACTCCCTTTGCGAGTCTCCGAATTATGACGGGACTTGCAGGCTCCTAACGGAGGCCAGAGCCTATCGACTGGTACGCCAACCTGCAAGTCCTGTCACCCAATTGGCGTTGGGGAACAGGTTCTACAACTTGTTCGATAGGAGACATCACATGTCTATCCCCGCAAGCTTTTCTTTTGAGAACGCTCAAATTCGCACGCTCGGCACGTCCGATGCACCTCTCTTCGTCGCAATCGATGTCGCAACGGTTTTAGGCTATTCGAATCCGAAGGCTGCACCCGCAAAGCACGTTGACCCTGAAGACCTCATCAAGCAGGAAATCACCGACAAGCTCAACCGCGTCCAGACGGTCAACTGCGTCAACGAGTCCGGCCTCTACGCTCTGATCTTCGGCTCCAAGCTCGAATCTGCCAAGCGCTTCAAGCGTTGGGTTACGTCCGAAGTTCTTCCCGCCATTCGCAAGAACGGCCATTATGAAGTGGCCACGGCATCGAACACGCTTTCCAGTGAAGAGCAATACGAGATTCGCAAGGCTGTGAAATCCCGCGCAAAGAATAGCTCGATTCACTACCAAACGATCTACAACGCCCTATACGACTACTTCAAGATCGCGAGCTACAAAGACCTGCGCCACGATCAGATGAAAGCTGCACTCGCACTCATCGAGACATGCACACTTAAGCCGCAGCTTTCGGCTCCGGCAATTCCCGAAGGGTCAATCGTGATCGACGAGGCTATGGCCGAGAAAATCGTTGTCTTTATCTATTACTGGCGATATCTCTTTCGAGACGATCTGAATCTCTTTTTAGCGCTCTTGCGCCGCGTGAAATCCCCTCTCGCAGCTCATTTTTGGGAAGCCGTTAATGATCTGGGACTTGGCTTTATGGAAGATGCTCTAGCCAAGCAGGGATACTCGGTGAAAGATCTCTCGTGCTACCAACACTGGGCTTCGCAACAGCCCAAGCGCTTAACCGCGTAATCACCTAATTTTCTTAATAGGCCTCGGCACTCACCTGCCGGGGCCTTTCTTTTTTCCGAGAACGACATGACGTTGAAAAAACTTCTCGGCCACAACGAACGTACTGGGTTCAGCGATACCGCAATCATCTTCTGCGCCTTTCTGACTGGCGCCGGTATCAGCGCTCTCGGTATCTCACTCTGCCTGCTCATGCAGTGGGCAGTTCTTAATGGTTACGTACTTTTTTAGGAGTTCAGCCAATGAACGTCAAAGTCATCACCACCGCGCTGCAACACTTAGTTGGCGGCGCCGCTTTGAATGTTGCTCTGGGCGCAAGACTCGAATTAGCGACCCAAGAAGCAATCGCAGCCCGCGGACGTGAGGCAATTATCGTTTACCAATGGTACAGCCGCTGCGTCAAAGATCCTTCACTTGAGGATTTTGAATCGTGGCTAAGTAAAAAAATCAGCAAGACCAAGGAATTCAGCCAACTCGTTCAGGATTGGCACAATTTCTACAAGTCCCGCGGGGCGTAATGAGGAGCCTGCATGATGAGTATTCCCTCCCACCCACATCGGCGCCCTAAGCACGAATTGAGTCGTGATGCACGTAGAGCAATCAAAACGCGGTCAGCACGTGCAAAGAAAGCTAGAAAAGCTGCGCAGCCGCCGACGCATTCAAAGACCTTCATCGCTCGCATCCTCGCTTTCTTTCAAAGGAATGCCGCATGAAGCCCGTCTACTTCTTCGGCACTCGCGCCAAGGAACTGGCCAAGAGACTTCACCCAGTGACGAACACTCGCTGCTTGGATCTCTGGACTGACGGCGCCGAACACTATTACCTGAGAACTATGCGTGCCTGCGGCAATCGGTGGCGACTTCACTCCTTCCTTCTAT